AAAGCAATACGGCGATAGCATTGAGGTGTATTCGCCAGGTGTGCATGAGATACTTTACCAGTGCGGGTACACAACGGTGCCGGATGACATTTTGAACGACCTGAAAAGAATTGTCGCATGGTCGTATCAGAACAGGGGTATCGAGCTAAGCAATGAGACGGCCAGCCTGACCAGTTTCCCGGAACTGGCGAGCATATGGTATAAAAGGATCGTGATATGATTAATTTCAAATTGGTCGGGGTGCAGAACGCCTTGAACCAATTACGAGATGTTGAGAACGAGCTGACGGAGGAGATTGATATCGCCCTTGAGGCCGGGGTTATAAAGATAGAGAAGGATGCAATTATGCGCGCGCCAATTTATCTATCCGGCATCCATCAAAGTATTCAACACGCAAAGGTCGGATATTTACTTTGGGAGGTGGCAGCAAATGCGTATCATGCGCCTTATATTGAGTTTGGGACGAGGGGGAAGACAGTCGTTCCGACGGAATTAAAAGATATTGCCCGCCGGATTCAAAAAAGAAAAAAGAGGGGCAAATTTAGGGGCATGGTGAATGCCATACATGAATGGGGGCTGAAAAAAGGCTACATTGAGAAAGGCAAGGATTCAAAAAATCATGCTTATCTAATCGCGCGGAAAATCATGAAGGAGGGCATCAGGCCGCAGCCATTTTTGTATCCTGCGTTTCTTTCCAACGCCAGGCAGATAGTTAAGGACATAAAAAGAGCAATGGATGAAAAATCCGGGTAGGGCATTGAGGGACGCGTACATGGCGGCATTGTCGGGCATCACATACGGCGGGATGCCGGTGACGGTGTACGACAATATGCCCATCGTGACGACGCCGGACAGGTATGTGTACATTAACGCCATCGACTATGACCAGGAGGGAAACAATCAACTTTTCGTCCACACTGGGGTCATCACTTTGGACGTGGTGGTCAAGCAGTACAAGCAGATCGACCACGATACAGTGGACGATATCGCCGAGGTAGTTCAGAACGCCGTGCTGGCGATTCCTTCATCCGCGCCTACAAATGCAAATTATCAATTTTTGAATGTAACTTTGGAATCTGCCAACTATCTGACGGAACAAGATGGATCTTATTTCATTGTTCGTAAATTAATACGTTTTTCACAATCCTTAATTCAGAAGTAAATGGCACAAATTGCTGGTAATTTACAAAACATCGAGATCGATGTGACCGGAGCGGGCTCAGCTTATAAGACGCTCGTCTGTCTGCGTACCTCATCGGTAAATACGACCGCGAGCGTGAGCGAGGAGGAGACCAACTGCGGCAAGCTGACAAGCGTCGGAACGCCTGGGTTCAGCTTCGATTTTGACGCCATCTGCGAAAGCGCACCTGGTGGGAGCAGCATATCGTACAAAGATTGTCTGACTTGCATCAACGCCGGTACAAAAGTGAAAGTGCGTTTCAGGAACCCGACAATCCCCGGGTCATCGGTGGGTACAGTGTACTACCATGAAAGCGAGGCGTATTTCACCGATCTGACGCTCAACCAGGACGCCAGCGGCGGTGCTTACATCAATTTCTCCGGCACCCTGCAGTCCACCGGCACGCTCGTCGTCGTACAACCATAACAAACCATTTACATGACTAACGGATATATCCAGATTGATTGTCTGGGTAAAAAGCGCGGGCTAAAGTTCGGCATGCTTGCCGTGCAACAGATAACCCTTGAAAGCCAAAAGCTCGGCTTGCAACTTGGGCAGAATGTGGACGTGGCACTGATACCGGTCATCGTGTACTGGGGTTTGTTTAATAACTGCTATGTAAAGCGAGAGGATCCTGATTTCACATTTGAGGATGTCTGCGACTGGGTGGATGAAAACGTGACCAATACGGAGGTGTTCCAAAAGATTGCGGAGACGTTTTACAATAGTCGGGTAATAAAAGGCGCGGCGGAGAAGGAGGCGGAGCAGGACGAAAAAAAAAGTTCCACCTCACAAGTGAGCAAGGATGGGACGACCTCCGCGCCTACGTCACCGGAGAAATAGGAGCAAGCGGGTACGACGCGATGACGTTCCGGGAGGTGAGCCTGATAATATCGGGGTATGCCGACAGGGTGGTTAATCAGTACCGGCAAACACGCTTACTTATGTTCATGATGGCGAAAATGTGGGGCGATCCTAAGAAAAGCCCAAAAACGCCGGAGGACCTTTGGCAACTGCCTGGAGACGAGGTAAAGGGACAAATGAATGAGGATGATATAGCGGCAATATTTGAAAAGTTAAAGATGGAACAGGATGGACGCAACGCTTAAAATAACGGCCGGGGTAGACACTGCTCCACTTGAGCGGGGGCTTGACAGGGCCGAGAAATCCATCAAACAGCTGGAGCAGGCGACAAAGCCGTTGACCGCTGCATCCAACAAAGCGGGGACTGCATTACAGAACTTGGGGCGTGTCGCATCTGACGCGCCTTTTGGCTTTATAGCGATAGGCAACAACATCGAGCCGTTGATTCAAAGCTTTCAGTCGCTATCCAAAGAAAGCGGCGGCGTGGGTGGTGCACTTAAAGCTCTCGGCTCGTCATTGTTAGGGCCTACGGGGCTCCTGCTTGGCTTTTCTTTAGTGTCATCGGCCGTCACTGTCGCCGTGCAGAAATACGGCAGTCTTGGGGCTGCGATTGACGCGCTGACAGCCAATAATACCCAACTGGCAGCGGAAACCGCGAAGGCCGCGAAATCTTACGAAAAGTTCAATGAGGAGCTCCGGACATCACAGCAGATAGTCGCGGAAGAGACCGCAGGCGCGGCCGGGCAACTGGCAAAGATCGACGCGCTTGTCGGGATTGTGCAGGACCAGACAAAAAGCTATCTCGAGCGTAACAACGCGCTCAATGACCTGAAAAAAATCAGTAAGGATTATTTTGGGAATCTTGACATTGAGAAAGGCAAGGTTACAGGGCTGACGACCGCCGTGACCGCTTACAAAGATGCCATCATCCAGAGTGCCATCATCAAAGGGTTTGAGCAGCAGATCGGCGCGACCAACGTACAATTAAGCGAGCAGCAGACGCTTCTGGCAAAATTAAAAGATCAACTCGCGACCGCAAAGGCGGCACCGCAGAGGATTGTCGGCCTCGCGGCAACCGTGGACACGCGGGACATAGTGGCGGCAACTGACGCAGTCAGAAAGCAGGAGCAAGTCGTGAACGCGCTGCTGGGCCGGACAAAGGATCTGAATACAGAGATCGGGAAAAGCATCGACAGGTACAACCAGATCACCGCGCCTATTAACGCCGCAGCTGAATCGACAAAGAATCTCGCGGATGCGAACAACAAGGTCACTCGTTCACTGGGTCAGACCCGGACAGCGAAGCCTGTCGTTAAGGTGGCCGTCGTGCCCGACGCTGCAAAGCTCGGGGTCAGCAATGAGCAGGCCGACAGAGATATCAATAACGCGTTCAAATTAGCGAACCCGGTCGTACAGGTGCCCATCGTTCCGACGATACCAGCGGCCGCGCTTGCAACCTTTGACGCTTTCAAGGCAAAGATAAAAGACACATTTAGCGCAGAGCAACTAAACACACTGGCCGCAACACTCAACGGCATCGTTGCGCCCGCCGTGGATGCTGTTTTCGGAGCACTCGAGAACGGTCAGAATGTTTTTCAAGCACTCGGTGGCGCATTGAAAAGGCTTATCATTCAACTTGTCGCAACGATAGCAAAGGCCGCAATCCTTGCCGGTATATTAACCATAATTTCAGGCGGCACGGCCGCGGGGGCCGCTTCATTCGGGTCGGTGTTCAAGGGGCTGCTGGGTGGTGGCGGTGGATCTGGCATCGGGTCGCTGTTCCAACTTGGCCGCAGCTCCGCGCCCACATTTGGCGGCGGCAACATGGGCCAGGGTGGCATGCAGCTGTCGGGCCAGGTGGTTTTCGTACAGCGCGGCCCGGACCTTGTCGGGGTGCTCAATAACACTAATTCACGAATCGGGAGGGTAGGCTAATGGGCATAAAGTACCGGATGGATTTTCAGAATGTCGAGGGGTATGATTGCCGTCTTGACTTTGATGTCACCGGGTATTCTGGCGATGTGATACTTTTACAAGGCAGTACCAGGCCGTTCGTATTGGGTGAGTTCAATTCTGATAATGATATTTTCAAGCCTGTCCGGCCGCAGCAGGCGACCATCGAGATCGTCACGGACGGGTCCGTCACGATAGAGGATTTTTTATCCGACAACGATGACGACATCACGGTCCGGTTCGATTTCGGTCCGTGGACGGCGTACTGGTATGGGTTCATTTCGCAGGAGGATATTAGCGAGAACTGGATAGATCAGGAGCACGTCATCATACTGCGCGCAGATGAGGGCATCGGACGCCTGAAAAACATACAACTACAAAGCACCGCGGGCGAGCAGCTTGTCGGCACATTTACGCCGCTTAACCTCATCGCCTATGCTGGGGACAAAAGTAAATACCAAAGTTTCCGGTCGCATGTCATCAGCAATCTGTTTTATGAGGGCATGACGACGACGTTCCTTTCAACGGGTCTGGATCAGTGCAAGATCGATGCGCGGACATTTGAGCAGTCCGTCAATCAGTTCGACGATAGTTACACAGTTCTCGAGAAAATCAACAGCGCATGGTGTCAGACTGTTTTCCAGTACCGCGGGGAATGGTGGATTGTGCGTATTCCGGAGATGTTCATCGACCCATCGCAGACGCTCAACGTTATTAACAACGATCGGCCGACAGTCGGCAACCGGACAAGCTCGCAGACCCGTTACGATATCATGGTCGGCGAGAATGAGAGCGTGAAGCCCATCATGCCGGAGATGATAAAATCGTTCCGGAAGCCGTCGAAGCAGACGACCATCCGCTTCAACTGGGACAAGTTCGCCCAGGTGGTTTGTAATGAGAGCTTCCAGGCGGGCGCAAAGCTGCGTGAGTTCAGCATTTTGGGGGTCGAGTTTGACGCATTCAGCGTCGATGACTGGACATGGCAGAAAGGCGCAACGCCCAATACACCGACCAACATTACGGACAATCTTGAGAGATGGCGGAGATATGCAAGCACGGCCCGCAGTTTGCCGGACGATGATTTTGTCGCGCTTGTCCCGCAGCCGACAACTGACAGCTGGATGAAATCCTGCAAAGTGTACGTCGAGGACAATGATTATATCGACATAAGTTTCCAGCACCGCAATGACGCCAACATCACGGCCGCGGCCGACGTAGTGGCCTTTGTGTTCCTCTTCGGCAACGATGCAAAAACATACGGGTACAACAGCGCGAGCAGGACATGGAGCGAGATTACATCCTGGGCCCTGATACCCGCCTGCACCGTCGCCCGCTCGACGAGTGGCGTGGACTGGGAAGAGTTTAACAGCGAGGCGATCGGCGGCACACCAGTGGCGGGGTACATACATGTGTACCTGGTGCATGATTATTCAAATCTTGGCGCGCTTTACCGGTATGTCAAAGATTTCAGTTTTGACGTCAAGCCGTCAATAAAGAACCTCCGGCGCGGACTTGTAAAAGGCGACTATGACCGCTACACAATTTCAAAAGACATAAGCAAGACATTCACGGAGACAGTGTACCTGGACGATGCGGAGACGCACACCTACAAGGGCGCAATCTATAAGTCCGATGGCATCACGCTCACGGGCGATCGCTGGTTCCGGCGTGACCATGACAGCGAGCGGCTGACGTTCAAGCGTCAAAACGCACTGGCAAAGTGGTTCATGAATAGGTCCTATAAGACGCTGCTTGATGTCAATCTTTACGGCCTTACGTGGGACATTGCCGGGACAAAGTACCCGATCGGGCTGATTAATACGGTTATCTTTGCCGATGACGCACCTACAAAAGTTTACGGGATCTCCAACATTAAGGAGATCGATTTTATGAGCGCGACATGGACCGCCTCGCTGACGGAGATTTTTGACACGACAGTCCCGAGCAATGACCCGGGCGTCGACGATGTTCACTCATTTGATTTTTACTATGAGTAATGAAATTAAAGGGAAGGACTTTGTCCTTTATCTGAAAATAGGGGTTCAGCTTTATCCTGTCGCGTGCAGCAGTAATGTGAGCGTTACAACGACCGCCGACAAAATCGAGCTCGCGCCTTATTCCTCCGGTGAATGGAGGAAATTTATCTACGGCAGACTGACCGGCCAGATACAAGGCCAAGGTGTCGCAAAGCTTTCAACCGGAACAGAACTTTACAGCATTTTTGATCTGGTGGAAAAGCAGCACGCCCGTGAGAGCGTGTTCGCGCGGTACAAAATTACAGATGATATCAACAAAGAGGTAACATACGAAGCGGACTGCATCATTGATGATATCAATATAACCGGCACTGTCGGGCAGTTTGCGAACTTTAGTTTCAGTCTGACCATATCCGGCAAGCCCGAGAATATTGTATATTTGGTGGCGGATAACCTCGACGTTGATATCGTGGACAATAACGGAAATTTACTTGCTTACAACCCGCAGCAGTTCAGCGATTTTGTCGCAGCTGACTTCGAGGCTAACGACTTTAATACATAGCGCATGCCCAAAAAAATGATCAACGAGTTCAACGAATCGACAAGCCCGACCGATACATGGTTCGTGCTGGTGGATGATGGGCTCGGAAACTATTACAAAGTAAAGCTGTCCAACCTCAACGTCGGAAGCGGATTGATACAACTTGCGACGCCGGTACTGACGGCAACGCCTAACGGATCGAATGTCATCAATCTGACATGGGTGGACGTTAGCAATGAAAGCAGCTACCTGCTGGAGTGGAGCGCGAACGGAAGCACCGGATGGACGCAGATAGGCGGCACCATTGCAGCGAACAGCACATCGTACAGCCATACGGGCCTTAACGCCGTGACGGCCTATTATTACCGCCTCAAAGCAATCGGTGACGGCGTTACATATTCCAACAGCGAGTATTCTGTCATTGCAAACGCGACAACAACAAGCATCGACAGCGATGCCCAGACGTTCCTGACAGCTGCGGCCATCACGGACTCGACAATCACCAACGCAATCAACAACCTCGTCACGAAACTAAAATCTGACGGGATTTGGTCAAAGATGGATGCCATTTATCCTTTCGTCGGCGGGTCATCTTCCGCGCATGCTGTGAATTTGAAGCAGCCGGGCACGTTCAATCTTACGTTCAACGGGACATGGACGCATGCAGCAACGGGCGCAAAGCCTAACGGCACCGACGGGTACGCTAATACCGGGTACATTCCTCGCACTAACCTTACGCAGTTCAGCAGTGCCGTGGGTCTGTATTCTCGCGATAACCCGACATTGACCGCGAGCGAGTACCGCGTGTTCATGGGCGTGCAAAAGTCCGGCATCGATACGGGTCTGACATATTACAACGCGTCCGGCGCGGATCGCCTGTTCGGTACGGCGGGCAGTAACACCAACAGCGGATACAACGAGGGGGTCCTTGAGAACCCGCGCACAGGGTTTAACAAGCTGCTCGTGATATCCCGTACGGCGAACAACGTCATAAAGATGTACCGCAACGGCGCGCAGGTCAGCACGACCAACACGACCACAACCGTCGAGAATAACCCGGAAACTTACAACATGTACATCGGTGCGTCAAACATTGACGGCACGGCGACATACTTTGCGAGCATCGAGTACGCATTCGCCTTTATGGGTGACGGCCTCAACGATGCCAACGTCACGAACCTAAACGACGCAGTCGTAACCTTTGAAACAGCGTTGAGCCGTAACGTATGAGGAAACTTTTTGCATCTCAAAATGGTCTATCTGTCACTCCAAAAACGTACACATGGAGCGAGACGACGCCGAGCGGTCGCCCAGACGAGCGTGATGGGTCGTTTGGTTTCAGTATTGGCGCTAACGACTTTATCGCGTTTGGATGGGAGGGTAACAGCGACAGCCTTAAAGACTTTTATAAGTCCACCAACGGCGGCACGTCATGGACAAAGCAGTCGGACCTCCCGTTTGCGGAACGTCACACGGCGGCGACATTTGTACTTTCAGATACCGTTTACGTTGTAGGCGGAGACGTCTTTTTTCCTGCGACGGACAGCTGGGTCTTTAACGGAACGACCTGGACGCAAAAGGCATCTAATTGCGGCATCGGGGTGCGGAACATGATGGGCGCGACATATCACAATGGAGCGTTTTATATTATTGGCGGACAAAAGACCAGGTACATAATTGACGGCAAGTATGACAATGTCCTGAAATCGACGGACAACTGCGTGAGTTTTACGCAGATTGCGACGACGCCGTTCACGGGCGGCAACCTTTGGGGATCCTGCGTCAGTTACAAAGGGCGCATCTGGAAGATATGCGGCGGCATCTACGACGATACAAGCCTTGCCAACAGGACATATCCGAAAGAGATATTTTCCTCTGCTGACGGCATCACATGGGTGCAGGAGGGGGTTTTCCCGGGCAGTGGTCGCCAATATCACCAGACGATTGTCTGGAAGGATAAGATCTGGGTCATCGGTGGGTTTTTTGGTACAAGTTCGCCAGGCGATAACTTGGGGGACACTTGGTACAGCACCAACGGCATCGACTGGACACAACTGACCGGGTCTGCGATAACCGACTTGCACGCCATGACGGCATGGGTCGCCAGCACAGGATCGCTGCACACTTCCGGCGGTAGCGGGGATCCCGGCACGACGCTTACAAAGAAATATCACATTTTAACCGAATCGTAATGTCATATAAGTCTAAGACAACTTTCAAAACAGAGAACACCGCCGCCTTCACGACGGGGACAAATAAATGGACGGGCCAGGAGGTGCAGAACACCTTTGCGAACGTTGCCGACAGTGTGCCCTGGATAGATCAAAAGGTTACGATGGCGGCACTGAATTACGACTGCTCTTTGTCCTCTTTGCAGGAGAAAACGCTGACGGTAAACAGCACGCTGACAATTTCAAACCCGGTGGCGGGCATGGTGTACACCCTTATAAAAAAGGGAGCTTACACGCTCAATCTGCCCGTCGGCAAATTTAGCGCGTCGGGCAGCGTGACGGGCACGGGTACGACAGTCATCACGTTCTTGTTCGACGGAGCGGATTACTATTTCAATTTCGCGACATATACGGTGATATGACGAAGGAGATGTTGCTTACCGTTATCATTCAAACGCTGGGCTTCGCGATCGGTCTGTTCAAAATATACACGGACATGCAAATAAAGCTCCGCGAGCTGGACCTGCGTCTGACCAGTGTAGAGAAGCAGGACGACGAGATTTATGCGAAACTGGACCGCATCATGGACAAACTGACGCAGATAGAAATCACCATGAACCAAAAGCAGGACAAGTGATAATAAATAAAGGCACACATGCACCGCTGCGGATGCCCGCGATCCTGTTCGACTGCGTCGCACTGCGCTACGAGGTCGAGTTCACGGATAGCTGCCGGTACAATGTGGGCGAGGACCAGAGCGACATAAACAAATTGTTCGGCATCGGGCAGTTCCCGCATCACCATAAGAACAGTGTCCGGTACGGGTGGCGATGGGTGGAGGATATGGGTCAGATAGAGATATTGGCGTACTGGTACGCGTTTGGCATGCGGGAGAGTAGGCACATCGGATGGGTGAACATCGGCGAAAAATTAATTTATCAGATTGATGGCAGCGGTCCGTTTTGGACGCTTGTTTTCAACTGGACCACAAGATTAACAATACCTCTCAAACCTTGCCGGATCGGGTACTTATTGCAGCCATATTTCGGCGGCAATAAGACCGCTCCGCATGACATCGAGATAAAAATAAAACGAGTATGATACCGGGCATTTTCAACATAGAGGCGTATCGTAACGATACAATGACCTACACGATCACCATCACGGATGAGAACGGCGCGGCTGTGAACCTTTCGACGGCGGCGGTGAAGATGGACATTAAGACGAAGCCAGACGGCGACCTGCTGCTGGCATTGACAGAGGGTGACGGCATCACGATATCGGGCGGCTCGAGTAACATTATTGTGTTAAACAAGGTAATAAGCATCACCGATTGTGGGTCGTACTATTATGACATTCAGGCGACATTTGCCAGCGGGGTCGTATCAACATATTTGCGGGGGGCGTTCACGGTCATTAAAGATATCACGGGATGAACAACGTAACAGTAAACGAGGATAACATATCGGTGCAGGTCGTCGCGGATACGGTGAACGTAACGATATCAGAAAGTATCGGGATCCCGGTCGGTGGCACAACGGGGCAGGTGCTCAAAAAGGACACCGCGGACGATTATGACGTGAGCTGGGGCGATGGGGGTGTGCCATACACTGGAGCAACACAAGACGTCAACTTAGGCGAGTTTGGTCTCCTTACAGGAAATATCGAGTTCGACACATCACCAACCAACGCACCCACAGGGGCCGGAAGCATGGTGTGGAACGATACGGAGGGAACCGCTGACTTGATGCTGAAGGGTGCAAGTGTTAACCTTCCCATCGGTCAGAAGCAAGTAATAAGGGCGGTAAACGGCACAGGCGGCAACTTGACACGGGCGGCATATCGTGCGGTAAAGATAACAGGCGCACAGGGTCAGCGATTGCAAGTGAACCTTGCCCGTGCGGATAATGATGCGAATAGTAAGGACACTATTGGACTTGTTGCAGAGGACATCAGCAACAATCAGGAGGGTTTCATCGTCACGAGTGGAACCATTGAGAACATCAACACAACAGGCAACCTGCAAGGCGAGACATGGGCGGATGGTGACACGTTGTACTTGAGCGGTACGACATCGGGTGTAATAACAAATGTCAAGCCGTCTGCACCAACGCACACGGTCATCTT